TGAATGGAATAACAACATCTGCTTAATTGAAGGTCGTGGATCATTTGGTACTCGATTGGTTCAAGAAGCTGGTGCTGCTCGTTATGTCTATTCAAGAGTACATGATAATTTCAATAAGTACATTAAAGATATTGATTTGAGTCCTATTCACGAAGATCCTGAGCATCAACCTCCTTCATTCTATTTGCCGATTCTACCTTTAGTGTTGGTCAATGGAACAAAGGGTATTGCGACAGGATTTGCGACTAACATCCTACCGCACAATCCAAAAGATTTAAAGAGAGCTTGTTTACAATATTTAGATAAAGGTAAAATTGTTATAAAGCCTAAAGTTATGTTTCCTGAGTTTAAGGGAACGGTTGAGCAATCCAAAGAGGACCCAACCAAATATGTTTCGTATGGTATCTTCAAACGTTCTGGTAAAACAGGCGTCTCCATCACAGAGGTACCATACGGATTTGACCGAGAAGGATATGTAAAGGTACTCGATAAGCTCGAGGAAGATGGAGATATTGTATCCTACGAAGATAAATGTAATAAGGAAGGTTTCCGATTTGAAGTAAAGCTCAAATTGTCTTCGGTTAAATGGACAGATACCAAACTCATTACCAAGTTTAAACTCAGTAAGCCATTCGCACAAAACCTCACAGTGATTGATTTTGATGGCAAACTTCGAGAATACACAGATGCTCGAGACCTTATAAAGGACTTTTGTGATTACCGTTTAGGTATATTGCAGCAGAGAATTGATGCTCGTATAAAGGAGTTTAATGAAGAGGTCCGTTGGCTTAATGTTAAAATGGAATTCATTCAAGCAAATATTGATGATCGTATAGTATATAAAAATAATACTAAAGAACAGGTCGTCAATCAAATAATGCAAGAGACATCTGCGCTAGGAGGTGACACAAACAGATTGCTCGCATTAAGTTTCTTAAATGCAACAAATGAAGAAATTGTAAAGTTAAAGAAACAGATTGAAGAATCTAAAACAACATTAAGCTTTTGGCAATCAACCAATCCTGCCGAACAATTTAATACTGACTTGGAGAATGTATAATGGAAAATAAAATAGTTAAAGTAGAACTTGACACAAGCACTTATATAGATGAGCACGGAGTATCTATTGTTGTCTATATGGGTGAAGGATCATGTGATCCTTTAGTTGAACATACGTTTGATTGGGAAACCATGATAGAGAATCATTTTGAGTCTTATACAGTTAATGATAAGATTCGAGAAATGGATGCAATGGATGCTGGGCTGCTTATAGACAAATTAGAAGAAATGGCAAAGTATGCTCGTAATATGCTTGAGGATTATACACAAGCAGAAGAGGAATAAATAATTGAACAAGATATGGAAAATTTGGCAATATAGTCTGGGTGGATATTCAGACGATAAAACTGAGCCTTATGACAAGTACATTACAATTATACGAACAATTATAGTTGGTGTTAACTTTATTACTTGTTTCTTTATTATAGCAGGAAACATACATAACTGGTAGATTATGGAACAGAAAAATTTAAATTTAAACTTACTTACTGAAGGATTACCTTTAACCGATGTTCAAACATTATATCATGAATTCTTTTATAGGAAAGATTATCAATGGTGGCGTGATGTTGAGCCAGGTGACGTTGTTGTTGATATTGGCGCTTGCGTTGGTTTCTTTGTTTGTCACGCTCTTGACCGTCACGCTTCTAGGATCATTGCTGTTGAACCTTCGAGACCTCATCTTAAAACCCTTATAAGAAACATATCGGATTATTTTATTGACCACGGAAAGGTTCCTGTCTTACCTATTGAGGCTGGGATTGGTTCAACAGCAAATCATTTTGCGAATGTCTATTCAGAACATAAAGATTATAGAAAGATGTCATTCTTGGATCTTGTAGTTGATTACGATATCCAAAAGATAGATTATTTAAAGATTGATTGTGAAGGTGGTGAATATGGTATCTTTACTGAAATGAACATGCCTTATCTATTAAACAATGTAAATCATATTGCCGTAGAGTTTCATATGAACGCCTATTCAGGTTGCGTAAAACAATGGCAAAAATTTAGAGATGGTCTATTAAGAAAGTTTAATGTGAATCAAGTACGATTCCTTGAACATGAAGATAGAGCCAAAGCTTACGACGACGAGTTTCTAAACGCAGGAGACTTTAGCAAGTGGAGTTCCTTTATGTTGTTTATTACCAATTCTTAATATACAGCATAAACGTATAAGGAACTAATTCTTTCCAATCAGCCTTCCAAAGATTCTCACCTATTGCCGAGTCTTTAAAAAGTAACTTATCTTTTACTTCAACCAAGAACGTATCTCTCCACCTTTCAAATACTTTATGCGAATTATATCTATTGCCTAGAGTAACTCTCACTGCTGTAAATTTTACATGACTCGTGAAAAGCCATAAAAGATCTTTATTCAATATATTACACTCAGCACCCATAGCATCTATTCGTAAGTAATCTACAATAGGAATCTCAAATCCTTTTATAAGCTCTTGTAAATTTAAAACTTGGGGTTCAGGTTCCGCTCGATATAATGTACTTTGATACATACCCGAAGAATCAATATCCTTTCCTATAGTCGCACATATAGGATAAACTCGATTATAAGGAGGGATGTCAATCATATGATCTGCGCAATTATGTATTGCGGCACGTAGGATTCTACGATTAGGTTCAACCATATAAAGTTTACTTGCACCAGCATCTAATGCTTTCTTGGCAAACATTCCATTTCCAGTACCAATATCCAATACTACGTCGGACGGTTGTATTTCATACCACCAATCGTAATCATATTGCTTGTAGATCTGATGCCACATTGAGCCGATTTCTTCTGGCGTCATACCAGCGTAGTCGAAGTGATTGCTTAATTCCATAACTAATTCCAAACAGATAAATAAATAGTATATACCAATACAGTTATTTATAGGAATTGAGATGGCAGAAATTATTAACAACTACTTATCACCAACAAACTTTACGATTAGTATTCAGCGCATACCGAATATAGAGTTCTTTGTTCAGAAAATGTCGATCCCGAGTTTATCCGCAACGGCACCTGCACGTGACACTCCGCTTTCAACATTATACGACATCAACGACAAATTAATATACAGCGATTTAGAGATGACGTTTATCGTTGATGAGAACATGAATAACTATAAAGAAATATTTGATTGGATGGAAGGTCTTAGTGGCTCTCAAACGCCAACACAAACCCAAAAATTAGCATTATCAGAATATGGATTTAAATCTGATATTATCGCAACTATCACAAATTCTCATAAGAACCCAAACACAAGATTTATATTTAGAGATTGTTTTCCAACTGGGTTGGGATCAGTTGAACTTGATGTAAATGTTCAGGACGTTTCATATGCTACTTGTTCGGTCACAATGAGATATAATATTTTTACAATGGAACAATTATAAAGGAAAAACTATATTATGAATTACGATTTTATTGAAGTAGGAACTTCAGACTTTGAAACACATATTCAAAATGCACGAGACGAAACTGTTGGTTTATCTATTGAACCAATACAATACTATTTAGATCGCCTTCCAAATAAAGAGAACGTTAAGAAGTTAAACTGTGCCGTTTCTTTTGATGGGATAGCAGGCCGAGATAAAGTATATTATGTACCCCATGAAACAATCATAAGACACGGTCTTCCGCACTGGATCCGTGGTTGTAATTCAATTGGTGATTATCACTATCAACACAAAATAAGAAACCTCCAAGAGTATGTTGAAACAATAGACATCGATATGGTTCCGCTTGGTGATATCCTTGAGCAGAATAATGTCGAACAACTCAAAACATTAAAGTTAGATACTGAAGGTGGCGATTCTTATATTCTACAATCATTCGTTCCTGTTCTTAAAAATAGACCAAAAGAAAATTGGCCTCAGACGATTGAGTTTGAAACTAACATTTTAACACCAGAAGAAATGGTAAATGAAACAATTGATATGTACGTCGAGTTAGGTTATAGAATACAGCATCGTGGTATAGGAGAACAAAATACTATATTGGCTATTGACATCTGACCCAAAGTTTGTTATAATAGATATGAATTAAAAGTTTTGAGATTGTAAATTATGGACACAAATGACATAGCAGCCATCTGGGCTAAAGACTCACCGATAGATGAAACTAATCTGGTTGGTGAAAGTAAACGAATCCCAGAGTTACACAGTAAGTACTATAACTTATATTATAGAGAAGTCTTGCGTGTAAAAAAGTTAAAGGCAGAATATAAAGAATTGGAAATGGACAAGCGTAATTGGTACGATGGTTCAATGGCTGAAGAAGATCTTAGAGAAAAAGGATGGAAGCCATTTCAAAGAAAGGTAATAAGAAACGATTTGGATAAACATATTCAAGCAGATAAAGATGTTATTAAGTTAAGTCTTACAATTGATTTCCATACGGCAAACGCAAACTACCTCGAAGATATAATTAAAACAATACACAGCAGAAACTTCGTTGTTAAGAATATGATTGATATATTGAAGTTTCAGTCTGGAGATTATTAATGGATTGGTTAACAAAGTTTTGGAGAAAGCCTGAAGTTCAGCAACAGGAAACTCTTGTCATAGACATGATGAAAGACGATGTTGACCCTCAAGAACTAACAATTGAAAACGCATATAAGACAAGATGGATTTGGTACCATACTATATTAGCAATAGGTATCTTTTTCACTAATGTATTATTAATCGCAATACTTTTGTTATTGGCAATTAAATTATGAGTGAAAAAATCGAAGTAGAATATATTAACGCAGTCTATATGCGAATTAAAGCCGACTCAAGTTTAAAGATGGAACTATCAGAGTTCTTTGCATTTAAACCAGAAGGTTATCAATTCAGTCCAAAATATAAAGCAAGAGTATGGGATGGAACCATTCGACTCTTTCAACCAATGCGTCCTGTATTATATGTTGGTCTACTTCCACACCTTAAAAAGTTTTGTAAAGATAGAGATTATATATTAGAAGCACCGGCCGAGATCGGAGAACCAGAAATCATAGAGGATGGATACGTTGAAGAATTGGCTGAAACGATTAACTGTAAATTTAAACCAAGAGACTATCAGATCGAATATATCACTAACGCTTTGCGTAACCGCAGATCTTTATCTCTATCACCGACATCATCTGGTAAGTCTTTAATTATTTACCTAATACAACAACATTACTATCAAACCTTTGGATTAAGAACATTAATTATTGTTCCTACTATTTCGTTGGTACATCAGATGGCTGGTGACTTTGTTGATTACGGTTGTGATGAAAATGATATCTATAAAATACAGGGTGGAGTTGATAAGAATACCAAAGCACCTATAGTAATATCTACATGGCAATCTTTAGTTAAACAAGATAAGAATTGGTTTGGTCAATTTGGTTGTGTGATGGGTGATGAAGCTCATACCTTCCAAGCAAAGTCATTAACAACCATTATGCATAAACTCGAAGATTGTACTTATCGTCACGGATTTACAGGTACACTCAAATCAGCAGAAAGTAAAACACATAGGTTAGTACTTGAAGGTTGTTTTGGAGAAGTAAAAAGAATCGTATCCACAAAGAAATTAATGGATGAAGGTACGGTTGCAGATTTTGAAGTTAAGGCAATTGTATTGAATCATAGTAACGAAGCGAAGGCTGCGTTTAAAAAGGCAATGGGTCAGGTTAAAGAATCAGTTAAGAAGTGGCCAGCTGAAAGAGAGTTTATTG